ACAATCTTGCAAAATCGTTATTTGCGTAACCTCTGATCTCGCTTTGTTTTTGAGCATCTGCATGTTGATACCAAAGATTGAAATTTTTTCTTACTTTCCAACCTGCGTATTTCTCACCAGTTACTGATAGTTCTACTTTTAGGTAATCGTTACCTGCTGCGGAAGTTGTTTTTTCAGATACATTTATTATACAAGGGTATTCGCCCTCTGGTATAAATGAACTGACATCCGCTTCTTCCATGTTTATATCTAAACCTTCAAAATCACTCATGATGCACCCCCTGATGCAAATCCTAGTTTGTTAATAATATCGGTTAAGTTAGGTGCTTCAAACTCTTCTAACTTACCGCTTCTATCTTTCGCTGTATAGTTTTGTCCCACTCTGGTTTGAAACCAACGGCTGACTGTTTTCTTGCCTTCCTCAGTTTCATCATCAAAAGTTCTCAAACATAACACCTCGTCAAAAAAGTAAGGGATTTGAGTTGGTAACTTCGCACCCACCATCATCGGTTGATAATGGAACATGCCAGTTGCCTCATCTCTTTCTCTTGCTTCTTTAGCGATAAACACAACATGTATTGGCAAATCTCTAAACCTACGCATTGTTTTAATCATAACTTCGATTACTTCTCCGTATGCTCTGCGTGGATCTTTTGATTTTGCTTTCTCTTGAGATAACAAGATTTCTGACATTTCTGTAATACTATCCAAACAAACTGTATCGTATTCCAGTGTGCCATTCTCTAACAGTTGTGCAATTTCTTCTATCTCGGAGGCTTCTTTGACTTCAATAGCCGTCAAATTATCAGCATCTTTAATAGATAACAATCCACTCTCCATGCTGACCACCAAAGTTTTACCAGGTGCAGTTTTTAGAGAAGTGGTTTTTCCAGCCCCAGATGCACCGTAGATTAACAATTTAGCTCCCTGTTGTTCCACAAGTTCATTTGGAGTTTTGATACGCGATAATATATTATCATTCATATTTTTCTCCGTTGAAATTTAACTTTACATTATATAATAAATTCAGATACACTGTGTACTAAAATTTATTAAGGACTTATTGTAACATGAACAAAACAAAAAACAACCAATGGAAAATAAATTATTATCATCGTCAGAATAAACTATCAGAAAAAAAACTCCAAGACCTTTACGCAGAAGGTTTAGAACCAGAATACAAGGAGAGAGAAGTGGAGCAATACACACTAAAAAAATATATAGAATTTATCGGAACTGAGGCTGCAGCCGATTTATTTGAATGTAAACCATCAACCATAAAAGCATATCGCTATGGTAAAAGACAGCCTTCAATTGAACAAGCAAAGATCATTATAAAAAAGACTGGCGGTAAATTGGATTTTGAATCTATATACGGCCCTGTCGAAGAAAGCAAGAAAGAAAGCTAGTGCTTAACATTGAAGTATCTGCGCAGGATACTGCGCTTGATCTTGCGTTGGCTTATCTGGAACATGGGTATTCGCCAGTTCCATTAATGCGCCATAATAAAGTACCGCCTAAAGAATTAGGCAGTTGGCAGAAGTTCAAAGAACAGCAACCAAGTGAAGAACAAGTAACTCGATGGTTTAAAAACCGTGATGATTTAGTGGTCGCTTTAATATGTGGCAAGTTTCTAGTTGTTGATGCTGATACACCAGAAGCTGTCAATTGGGCAGAAGAAAACTTACCCAACACGCCATTGAAAGTAGTTACAGGTAAAGGTATGCACTATTACTATAACAACCCTGAGAACTACACTACTTATGTTGCAAGAAGAACGAATCATACAGAAGCATCAAGATTGATAGATATTAGAGGAGTGGGTGGATTAATAATCGCTCCATATAATATACACGCTACTGGTGCTATTTATGAGCCTAAATTCATTCCTGGATGGGATTGGCACGATACAAGTGACTTACCTAACTTTACGAAAGAACATTGGGTAATGATTACTGGTGCTGAAAAAATAAATGGCAAGCCAATATCCACCCCATTTTCTATGGACGGTGTTGTTGAAGGAAGTCGTAATGACAATGCTGCAAGATTAGCAGGTAACTTGATAGCCAAAAATGTAAGTATTGATATGGTTGAGTTTTTTGTTCAGCAATGGAATCTGCAAAACAAACCACCATTATCAAAAACAGAAATATCAACGACAGTAAACTCAATATTCAAAACCCACCAAAGAAAAAACAAGCAAGCACCTCTCTTCAGAAAAACAAAATACAACATACAAGAACCAAAAGATTTATACAGTCCTCCAGGAATACTTAAAGATGTTTTTGATTACTCGCAAAAGATTGCACATATACCTCAACCTGCATTATCAATACAAACAGCACTTGCATTTGGATCTGTTGGATTAGGACGTATATATCGAACCAATATGAATAATTATTCTTCCTTGTTCTTCATGTGCATAGCAAAGTCAGGACAAGGTAAAGAGAATGTAAAAACCACAATAGAATCAATATTAGATAACTCAGGCTTTGCAGATTTGATGGCAGGCGACGGTTACACAAGTTCGGGTGCTGTTTACAGTCTACTTAGACATAAACCAACACACATTACTGTTATGGATGAATTTGGTAAAAGACTAGAGAGTATCAGTAAATCTACAAACTCAAACAAAGAATACGCTTTACAAGTGCTTATGGAGTCCTGGGGTCGCTGTCACGGAACGATTAGACCTGATAACTACTCTCTTATGACTTTGACCGTAAAACAGCAACAGGAGGCTATGGATCGCTCTACAATCAAGCCTGCAATTACACTTGTAGGTATGTCAGTACCGCGTAACTTTTATGGTGCTTTATCAACAGGCAGAATAGTTGATGGATTCTTGAATAGATTCATTGTTGTAGAGTCAAAATTACCGAGGACTGTCGGCAGAATGGTTGCTTATGAAGAACCTGATTACAACATTTGTGAATGGCTGAGAAGAATCAGACAACCTAGAAACGAAATGGAATCAATGGCAATCAACAATTCAGAATTAGATATGAAACAGCGTGTAGTGAATTTTGATAGTGATTCACTCAAACTACTCGATGTTCTAGCACACGATCTTATCAAACAACAAGACAAATTAGAAAAGGACGGTTTGGAAGTATTGTTATCCAGGACAAAAGAAAAAGCCATGCGCCTTGCTTTGATATGCCAACTCGCAACTGATCCACACTCAAAACAAATAAAAGGCGATATGACTAAGTGGGCGATTGAATATGTAAACTTCTACGATCAAATGATGGTGGAGACTTGTGAAGACAAAGTGGCTGGCTCAGAAATGGAGAGCAGAATAAAACAAATATTAAGTTTCATCAGAACGCAAGGGGAGATAGGAATTAGCAAAAGAGATATAGATAGGAGAGAAATTTTCAGATCAATGAAATCTTTTGAAGTAAAAGAGATAATAAACAGATTAATAAATGCAGGCGAAATACAAGAAAAAGATGTCAAGATAAAATCAACGGGCAGACCAATGAAACGGTTGGTTGCTATTGATCCCGACTTCTTTGACGACTAGGAGTATGTATGAACAAACCAAAAATGGAAACGATCAACGACCAAAAAAGAGAAGAGAGAGTCGCTGGTTTTATAGAGGGACTATGGGGTGTAAGTTGCAATAAATTACCAGTATCATACGGATTGGATTACTGGTGCGAAAGTAAACAGTCATCATTCTGGCTCGAAGTAAAATGTCGCAGCTTCGGTATTGATAGATACAATACGCTGTTATTGAGCGCGTCTAAACTCAGGATGGGCGGTGCTTTATCTTTAGCTACCAATCATCCATTCGTTATTGTGTTTGCAATGACTGATAGCGTGTATTCACACACCTGGGATAAAAATAAAGTATATGATGTCAGATTCGGTACGATTGCTGAACCGCAACTACCCGAAGACTCAGAGCCATACATACACTTCTCCAGGGACGAATTAGATTGTTTATCAGATAAACCTTTAGGATTTGATAGAGAAGAACTTGGGATTAACTATAACTAAACTCGTCTGAGTAACTCAGCGATTTCTTGATCTCTTGGGTTTGGTAATAATGTTGGGCCGATAGGTGCTGTATTGATTTGATCGGAAGTGTATGCCACATCTGGCAATCTCAAATCTAATGATGGTGCTTGAGTTGGAAGTTGATCTGCGAAATCTTTGAATTCATCAGATACTTCGTCTGTAATACCAGTTCTTTCGCCTTCTTTTATAACTGCTTCTACACCTGTTTGTGTGCCTTCGCGTAACTCAGTAACACCTGCAATCCTTGCTGCTCTTGAAAACGCACTCAATACGGTAGCTATCGAACCTTTATCTGTTTTTGACAATGCTGCTACAACTTTCGGTTGTCCAAATATTGTTTTATAGATAGTCAAACTTACAACTGAAGGCAATAAATTCAAATTGAAGAAGTTCGCTGCTAATGTGCCAGCAACAATACTACCTGCACCTGCTTTTTCTGCGCCTGCAACACTTGACGACATACTTCTTGCAAAACCTCTCAAAGAAAAAGCCATATCTTTACCAAACATCGCCTCTAATGTTTCAGGGCCATACGAATCTAAAGCTCTTTGAAAAACATTTGGTTTAAATATTTCAGATAAATCTGAAACCCCAGGTGTCACCCCCTTACGTAATAATTGTTCGAGTGCTTCTTCTTTTACATTATCAAAAGCCTCTTGAGACAAAACATTTCTCGCTTGATTAATTTCTCTTGCGCTGTTAGGTCTAAATATAGTTTTTACTATAGTTTCTGGTGCTGAATTTTCAATGTTTCGCATTAATGCAGATTTTTCTAAATTAATTGATTCTCCACTTGCTTTTGCTTTATCTTCAAGTGAGTTGAGAAACCTGTTGAAAGTTGTTCCTTGACCTACATTTGTCGCTTTAATTTCGTTTACTAAACTTCTAACTTGATTTTCATTTAATCTCGGACTGTATTTTCTGACTTGTTCTAAAGTAGATACCATTTTTGAATAATTCGGCCCTAGTAACGCTTCCAATGTAGAGTTATATTTTAAAATGTTGTCTGTATATTTTTGCATATTTACTATACCTGTTACTGGATCAGTAGCAGTATCTAAAGTGTCTTTGAATAATCTTCTTGTAAGATTTGATTTTAAAGAAAAAGCGATAGTAGGATCTTTTCTTTCCAAAGCTGCTAGGACAGCTTTCATATCTCCACCTCTATTAGGTTTCATTATGTATTCATACACATCACTTGGGTCTACACCCTGACCTTGAGCTTGAGTTTTTATCTTTTGTACTCTAGCGTTGTTAAATGGTTCGATTATTTCTCTATATCTCGCTTGTTCGACACGCAAATCATCAACAATACCACCAATGACTTTTTTATCGTAAGGGACTCCGCGTGGCATTGCCCCTTGGAAACCTTTAGGAGATTTGAAAGCAGTATACATAAATGTTTCAGGCGCACGTTCTATTATATCAGTGACCATTTTTTCAACATCATCATAAAAATTACCTGCTTGTCCTCTTGATTTTAGCCCTTGTACTGATTTTACACCTTTGAGTGCTTCTTCTATTTTTCTTAATTGTGTCAGGCTGACACCATCTTTAAAGACACCAGATTCAATTTCTTTTTGCAAACCTTGTATGATGCTAAGTCCAACATCATCTTCATTATATTTTAACAAAGGATCAATTTTACCTAGTCTTTGATTGATGAATTCACCTACACCTTTCAAATCAGCAGATAATTCTTGTTGGAATCTATCTAATACATCGCCTTCTAATTTATCTATCCTGGCATCAATACCAGCATATTTTCTCTGATGCGTTTTAATCACATCTTTGTAAGCCTCTTTCAATGTGTTCTGAACGCTCATACCAAGCTCTGATTTATCCAATGCTTGCATGACAGGGCCAAATCCTCCAGTTTCAGATGATAAATCGCCAAGCATTTTATTGACGAAATCATTAGCTTCTTTTTCTGCAATTTTTAATCTATCTTTCGCCATTTTCACTTCTTTTGCTGGTAATCCTAGATCACCTATTTCTGCATATCTTTTGTATGCAATTTCCTTTTCTGTAAGTTTTTCTCTCAATTTTGCTAACATAGCATTATTGTAATCAATCAAACCTTGTTCTCTAGTTTGTCTACCAGCAATTGTTTCACCTATACCTTGCATCCTTCCAGGAATAGCTCTACCTAAAAACTGCATACTGACAGCACCTTTTGCATCCAATGTAGCTATCTCACCTGTTTTGACTGCTTTTTCTATTTGTTGTACGGTTGCTTCCTTACCTAGTTTTTGATCGAGTTTCAATACATCATCCATCGCATAACCTTTTGCTATGACATATCCATCTCTCAATTTGTCAGCAGGTGCTTTTGAACCAAAGAAAGCAGAAAAACCTGCACCAAATAATTCTCCTATTCCTTGCGCTCCAGCACCAAATATAAATTCAGATGTTAGTAAGTCTGCTATTTCTTCTTTTGATTGTCTTTGTAAATCACTAGATGATTCGTATGCTTCCTCTGCGGCTTTACCACCAGCAGTACCAATACCAGATGCAAGGATGTTTGCAATACGTTGACTACCAATCAATGATCGAAGAACACTCGCTACTCTAAGATGCGGTGATAAAGCAGCTATTGCTCCGAATACAGGGCCTGCAATACCAGAAAAATCAGCAAAATCTCCAGATGAAAATCCTTTTTCGTCTATTACAATATTTTTGTTTGAAAATAAATTTCTATCAAATAAATTTTTCTCTGCTAGTGTTCTTTGTCCCTCTGGAGTTATAGCTAAGTTTCCTGCGCTGTCGTATGCAAAACCAGTAGAGCCTGCATACTTTTGTAATACAGCTTCTTTTTCAATCTCTCTGCCTACTTGATCTCTACCTTCAGCTATACCCAAAAGTGAACGTAACTTGGTGCTTTTTACGCCAGTATCGTAATCAAAAAAAGCCTTATCGTAAATTTTAGAGCCTTCAGTTTTTTCAAGTTCGGCAAATGCTTTCTGAGTAGCTTGATCTTCATTATCAGCCTCTACTCTTATTACTATATCTGGTCTTACTTTGACATCGTAAATCATTTTTTCGTTGCATCTATGAATGTAGTGTTGGGGTATGGGTTAGCAGCAGAAACTTCTGTCGTTGGAACACCATAACTTCTGGGTCTAAGAGGTATTGGCAAACCGTTTGTCGTGAAGTACAAACTTATTGCATCATATTTATTTCTAGCTGTGTTAGTTCTTTGGGTTACGCTATTAATTTGTGCTTCTATTCTTTCTAACACTTCTGTTTCTCTTGTAAGCGGATTTTTAAGACTACCAACTAATTTTTCAGCAATCTGTCTATCGACATTAGATATTGTTCTACCACTTTCACCTGTAATAGTTTTAATGTTACCATTTGCAATTTGTTCCAGAATTACAATAGCTCTTTCTCTTGGTGTCGTAGGTTCTTGTGATCCACCAGGTAAGAATCCTCTAGCTTGTGCAAACAATGAACTTGTTATTGCACCCAATCCTGTAATTTCCGATTCAGACATTATTTCTTTTACAGAATTGAACATTTGCATACTAATCTCACCTTGTTCAATATCATTAATAGCTTCTGATAATTTGGTTGTTTGTTCTGCAATTTTATCAGGTGCAGTATTTTTTACTCTTTGTTCTGCAAGAAATCTATTAAACCCTCCTTCCTTTGTTGCCATTGCAATTTCTGCTTCCCTTTCTGCTTGTCTTTCAGCTTCTTTCTCTTCAGCAGCACCAGCAGCTCCTAATGCAATTCCTTGTCCAATCTGTCCAGTGGTTGCTAAACCTTTACCGATGTTTCTTGCAAATCGAATAAAATCAGGACTTTGTATAAATTCAGCAAAGTTTCTTTTTGGAGCTTCTTCACTTGTAATCTGTTCCTCTGTTTCTAAAGTGTTATCTTGATCTCCGCTTTCATCGTCATCTTCTCCGCCACCTTCTTCAACTTCGATAACAGAAACGTCTGGAGTGTCAACATCTGGCTGTCCTCCATCTTCTGCTGCATCTGATACATTATTTATTTGTTCTTGAATTTGCGCTTCTTCAAATTTTTTCCTTTCTACTGTATCTGTTTCTAGTATCATTTCACTTGGATCTTTACTAAAGAAATCAGTATCTATACCAAATCTATCTAAAGCGTCAGATATAGAATCGCCTATAAATCCAATGGGTGAAACACTTTGTTCAGGATCATTCATACTCATAACCATTCTATTTACTTCTGATGGTGTTCTCCCACCACTTCTTAAAAAGAAGTCTCTGTCTCCACCGTACTGTTCTGCTCTGAAGACATCACCTGCTCTCTTACCTAAAAAGAAATCAGAAGCACCTTCCAAACCCTCTCTTGCAAATTCCCCAATACCGCCTAGAGTTGATCTTGCCGTGCTTTGATATGTCGCAGGTATGTTAAAAGACTCAGACAAAGTCCCAATACCCTCTTCAGGTGTTCTGAATTTTTCACCTCGTAAACTTTCTATAGGCACAACATCGCCAAGAATTTTTCCTTGACCTGATCCCATTACATTTTCTCTGGTTTTCATAAGTTCTGGCTGATCTTGCCTTATGAAATCTTCTACAGCAGATTTGACTTCACTACCCAATTTTACGCCTGGTGTGTTATACAGTGCGTAAATCTCTTCCGTCCTTGCGTTACCACTTTTTATCTTTTCTAGTGCTACGCTGAAATCCATGGTACTAGCGTTACCAAATTGTATTTCTTTCGGGCCGATTCCTCCTATATCGTCCATCATTCCTGATGGAGGCATCGTTTGTGCATCTACTGGAAATAATTCTCTAGCTTCCAGCATTTTATCCATAACAGTTGCTGTTTCGATTTGTGGAAACTG